GTATCATATCGATCAATATACTTGGTTACATTACCAGCACAAAATCCTTCACGACGATTGTGTTTGATTTTATCCAGGGTTTGTTCTGTTCCACCACCAGTCCTATCAACATAGTGCTGACTATAAGTGCCAGAGATATACTGCTCAAGTTGTTTCAGGATTTTATCTTCGTTGTATTTCCAGAAACCATTAGCATTTGTGTTTTCGGGCATAGTAATATTATAAGAATTTAATGAAAAAACATCGGGAGAAGAATAAGGATTGCCAGTCAAACTAATTCCATCAGAATCCCAAAAATCTTGGGAATGATCTGACATTCCACCAGGAAGATGGGAACCAGAAAATGAAATAGTATCAGATCCATTACCACCCAAAATAGTAGTATTTGCAGTAGAAATATAATCTGAATAATTGGTTTCTAAGTTTTCAGACATAATTTTTCATAGTAAAGGTTAAAAAAGAGGAGGCACATTTACCTCCCCCAATTATATCAAATATAAGGAGGATAGTCAACTTTCTCAGGTGCCTCTTCGATAGGCATTTTGAAATCGGCATCCACTTTATCATAGAGTTCCAAGAACGATTGCTTGGTCTCATCATCAAAACGATTGATGCACACTTGAATCGCCTTTGCCTTATCCTGGAAGATACTATAGGCACGAATGATGTGAACCAAACGACGGGTGCTGATGATTTCTTCGATACCACCATCATAGAAGGTTTTACGAATGATGTCTGCCCAGTCTACAAGGCGTTTACAGAAGTCACGATCTTCCACACCAAGATCCAGAGCGATACCTTCCAGAATCTTCTGTTCGGTGGCAGGAGCAGGATAAGACTGCTCAAAGGTCACAGGAAAGCGTTCTAGGAATGCTTCGTTAAGCACGTTGGTTCCGATGAAGCGACCGTCATCAGAACCTTTACCTTTGGTGTTTGCCGTAGCAATCACATTAAATCCAGCAGCAGGTTTAACAAAGCGACCAATTTTTTTCAAGAAAACACCTTTACCTTCCAGAACAGATTGCAAACACAGAATCTTATTGGAAGCAAGGTCAATCTCATCAAGGAGAAGAATTGCACCACGCTCTAAAGCCTCAATCACAGGTCCATTATGCCAAACGGTTTCCCCATTTACCAAACGGAAACCACCGATTAGATCATCCTCATCAGTTTCAATTGTAATGTTTACGCGAATCAGTTCACGCTTAAGTTGAGCACATGCTTGCTCAATACTGAGCGTTTTACCATTACCCGAAAGACCCGTAACAAACGTAGGATAAAAGATAGTGGACTGAATAATTTTTTTAATATCGTTAAAATTGCCAAACTTGACGAAGGTATCATCTTTATCAGGAATAAGATTTTGTTCCACGGCAGGAAGAGCAGCAGGTGCTTGATAAGTACGTTCAATTTGCTCTACTTTTTCTTGAGTCACTTCCAGATTCCAACGTCCACGATCAGTTTTAAAAGATTCCAAACGACGAGTTACAGTTTGATAATTCATGCTGCGGGAAGCGCAGTATCCACGAATATCACCAGCACTCAGTTCAGAACCGAACAGAGATTGGAGATCAGCAATCAGTTGGTCATCAGTCACAGAAATTTTACGAGGCATAATGTAGTTAGGTGGTTTTGTCTTGAACTCTCATAGTATAGCAACAAAAAAGGGGGCAGGTAAGTGCCCCCTGTGACAGTTTGAAAAGTGGTTCAGGCAACCAATTCCATAAACTCTCCAAGAATTTTTTTGTTCATTTTCTTGGACTTCAGACTCTTCACAAAAGCAGATTTGATTTGTGCTTTAGAAGCATCCTCAGAAACCTCAAACTCAGTATCTTGAGAAAGGGCAGTTGCAGAAAGACCAAAATAAGAATGATAACCAGACTTCTTGATGGTAAATGCTTTTTCTTTTCTCCAAGTAGACATTACTTTATCATGTTCTGGACCATAATATCCACAATAACGGCGAATAAAATTACCAGCATCACGGGACTCAAGAACACGAATACCAATAAAGTTAATATCAGCAAACTTGTCCCTCAAATTCCGAAGAAAAACATCAGTCATTTGATACCATTCACATTCCAAAGAATAAGTGCTTCCAGTTTTACGATCACGTAAGAAAGAATTTGGACCAATATGAGAAGTTCCCAGAAAAGGTCCATCTTCCCAACGACGGTTTATTTCACGATGATATTTAATACCACATGCTTCACCATCAGTTAAAATCACACATTGAACTTTTTGCAGTTTATTCTCTTTCTGAAACTTAGGCAAAATTTGGTGAAGTGAAATTAGTGCCTCATTAAGAGGAGTACTTGAAAGAGAAAGACCAACTGGAGTAGGATATAAACAATAACAATTACGCCCAAAAGAATAAGCAAGGCGGAAAATGTTATTCATCTGCTGTTCCAAAGTTTTACCGCTCACTTGACTGGTTAGAAGATTCATCATAGAGAACCATTCACCAACTTGAATCAGACCATCTTTTTTCTGATAAGCAAGTTCACGATAACTAATCTTATTATCTTTACGAGAAATGTAAGGATAATCAGTAGTGAAAGCATAAACTTCAAAAGGAATCGCAACTTTCTTACAGAACCATACAAGATTAAAGAGTTGCTTAACAGTATCTAACATTACTTCACCCATAGAACCAGACCAATCCAAAACAAACACCAGACCATGATTCTTACCATTCGCAAGAGTGGTAACTTTCTTAAAAAGGTCTTCATTATACTTGTAAGTATGAAGTTTAGAACAATCCAGAACACCCGTGCGAGCAGTTGTGGCACGAGCATAACTATCTGCTGCCTTACGACATTCAAATTCCTTTACCAGATAGTTAACTTCTTTTTGTGCAGAACGCTTGAATTCTACAAACTGCTTATCCACTTCATCAAAGATGTCTTCATACTTATACTCATGTTCTTTAATAAAGGTATTCCATGTTTCTTTACAACCAGAATGAATCTGATCATTTGAAACAATCACTTTTTTCAAATCAAGTTTAGGAAGTTCCAAATAAACATTTTCAGGACCACTATTATTAAGAAGTTCTTTAAGTGCTTCTTCCAGAGATTCCATCGTCTTCACTTCAGGTTCTTCATTCTTTTCATTACCCATTTCAGGGGTGGTTTTACCCATTTCTGGGGTGGATTCGTTTGAGGCAGAACCTTCAGAACCATCAGACTGAGGTTGATCATTATCACCTTGCTGTTGGTCAGTAAAGTCAGAAGCGGGTTGATTATTAGCACCACTCTGTTGAGATTCAAGATTATCCAAAGAAATCTTAGTTTCTTCTTGCTGTTTTTGCTTACAATACTTATAGAGTTCTTCTGCGGCAATCAAAACATCAGCAAAAGATTCGGCAGTATCAATCAGATTAATAATTTCAGTCTCTTCACCAGGTTCAATCAAAATATCGACAAAATTACCAATCTTAAAGAAAAGGTTGGCACGGTCAGCAAGATTCATTTCATCAACTTCTTCATTTCCAAGTTGAAAAAAATCTTGATCGGCAAGTTCCTTATAACCATTAAAGAAAGTTTTAGCAAGACCAGCATAACGACGCTTCATCAGTTTTTCGATGCGAGCATCTTCTACCACATTCACAAACTGTGGAGGAACCTTTGTATTTGCAGTCCAGTCTTCATCGGGTGTATAAAGGGCATGTCCAACTTCATGCCCCACCAAAAGGTCGTATACGGTGTTGCTTGCTTTTTCCCACATAGGAAGCGTAAGCACACGGGTATGAACGTTGAAGCAGGCAGTTTCCACCTTTTTGTGCTCAACCACAAGGTCTTCGGTGGCAAGCAGTTTTGCGAGTTGGGACTTGATTTCGTGGCGGACGGTCATAGGTTTGATTCGTATGGAACCATCATACAAAAAAAGAGGGTGGTGAGACCCTCTTGTGTGCCAGTTTGAAAAGTGGATCAACCCTCTTTTCTTTTAAGAGTTCTATATCCACCTGCTCTAGTTCTATTTGCTCTCAATCCACCAGGTCTTTCATTAGGAACCTCCCCTTGACCACGAGGGCGGCGGCGAGCAGCAATCGTGTTTTTCCATTTTGGATCTTTATGTGGTTCTTCTCCAGCATCCATAGATTTTATAACAGTATCAATTGTATGTCCTCTACTAAGATGAGAATCTGCTGCCTGATCGTTACGACCAACTCCAGGTTCTCTTCTTCTTAACATATAGGTTGCACCATGATACCCTCTTTTTCTCTCTGCTTTTTTGCGGGGAGTACTTCCAGAAGGAAGTTCATCATTTGGTCCATATTTTTTTTCATCAAGAACTTCTTCAACAATACTCTCTCTCCACTCTTCACTCATATTTGCCATAATAGAGATTGCTGCATCATTTGTATCAGCATAACCTTCGGCAACTAGGTATTCTAGTAGATAATCAAACAGGTCAGTTTCTTCTTCAAGTCCTTTTGATGCAACGTGACCTGCAATTTTAGCAGCACCAGATGCTCCCTTACCAACTTCCTTAGCAACTCCACCAATTTTTCCCGCTGCTTTACTAATTGTTTTTCCAGTTTCACGAGCAGCATTCATAAATTTTTTTCTTCTTTGCACATCAGCAGCAGCTCTTGTTTGAGCAGCTTCAATTCCCCCCTTAACAGCACCAGCAATACGATCTAATACTCCTGGTTTTTTAGGTTGTTTTTTAGCAGCAGCAGAAACTGCAGATTGTCTTTGAAGAGATGCTTTTAAACCCGATGGTTTTGATTCGGATGTTTTATTTTCCGATTCTTGTCTTGCTGCTTTTTGGGCACGAAGTCTTTTTAATGATGCTGCTTTTGGTTTTCCTTGAATTGCTTTTCCTGAAGCAAGTTTAGGTTCAATTTTTGTTCCACCTGCTCTTGCTTCAGTCAAATAATAATTTTCAGAAATATCATAAACAAACTCAGCAAACTCTTCTACACCAAGATCTTCAATTAAAATATCAACTCCATCCTCATTTAAGCCCATTTCATAGAAATATTCCGCAGCAATCTCTACCTCCTCTTGCCTTATAACTCCCTTCATTTTTGGACCTTTTCTTGTCGCCTTAGATTTGGGAGAATCGCTATATGGGGGTTTATCGTAAGCATCAGTTAATCTTGGACCTGTAGCACTTTCTTGCTCATAAATTCCATTATAAGCTTCCCAAAGTCCGACAATTTCTTGATCTCTCATTTTTCCAAAAACTTTTTCAATTATTTATATTTGCAGTTAGTTTTCATCTGCATGAGGATTTGCTCTTCTATCAGTTCTAACGGTTTTTCTATATTTTTCAACCGATGTAGATAATCTATCAAAATCCAATCTAGCTTGAGATGCCGTTTCTTGTGCTTCAGCATCTGTCTTATCACTTCTATTTTTCAACTGTTTTAATCTATCTCCAAATTGTTGAGATCTGCTTTCAGTTTGAAATTCTTGAAAGGTTTTCATTTTATGGTTTTTAGATATTTATAAAATAAGAAGCGCCCCGTGAGAGGCGCTTCTTGAGTGCTTGGCGTCGTGCCTTTGCTTGTCGGAGTGCTTGCGGTTTAAGTTTCCGCTTCTGCTCCTTTTTGGAGTGATGTTGCCAGTTTGGAGTGTTCATCGTAGGTTACGGCCCAGTCTATGACCGTGCGAATTTGTTGATTGTAGAACCATACAGATTTTAGCATATCGGCATCCACTCCGTGGGTTTCCATCTGAACTATCAGGGAATTCAGATCTTTGGGAAAGCAAGTGCCACCAAATCCACGATCATTATCAAACCCAGGAACTTGTGTATGGGAATTACCAATACGACTATCCGAAGTTACACCAGAGCAAACAGTTTCATAATTCATTCCAACTGCTTCACAAAGATCATACATTTTATTAAAGTATGCTACTTTGCAGGCAAGAAAACTATTTGCAAAATATTTAATTGCTTCACTTTCATCAGAACTAGTTATAACACTTGGAATTTCTGGAAAAATAGTTTGAAAAAAATTAACAAATTGTTGGCAAAGATTTTTATTTCCACCAACAACATTTCTTTCAGAATTTCTAAAATCTTCAACGGCATTCCTGGCAGTTAAAAATTCTGGATTATGAATCACTTTATAATTTTTAGAGTATCTTTTAGTTGTTCCAATCGGAACAGTAGACTTGATGATGAAAATACCATCTACATGTTTTGGGAGATCTTTAAAAAAAGTATCCAAAATAGAAAGGTTACACTCTCCAGTACTTTTCATCGGAGTTGGAAGACATACAAAAATAAATGCCTGTTTCAAAACTTCATCCAAAGTATTAAAAGATTTGTTTTTATCTACATCAAAAACTTTGCAAGTTACCTTGTCTCTTAAATTTTGATATACTGCATTTCCAACAAATCCATTTCCAATAATTCCAATCATACGCTAATCCTACTAAATCCTTTTACTTTATCAAATTTTATCACATTTTCAAATTTATCTTCAAGTCCAGTCTTATGAGAAATTACAAATATATTAGCATCCTTAATCACATAACGAATGATTTTTAGAAACTCTTCAGTCCCAAATCCATCCAGAGATGAATCAAATACTTCATCCATAATTAAAAGATTTGTATTCACAGAATTCTTCACTCTTGCAACTTCTCTCCAAGTAAAAAGAAGTGACAAATCAACTCTCATTTTTTCACCTTCACTAAAAGAACTATAAGAGAAGTTCTCATGAATAGGTGACTTAATACTTTCATTAAACTCTTCGTCCAGATGAAAATTGATATAAAAGTCCATCATCTGCAAATAACGATTCACCTGTTGATTGATGAGGGGAAGATATTTTTTGATAATTTTGGTTTTTACACCATCATCTTTAAGAAGAGAATACGCAAAATCATAATGAACGATCTCTTCTTTTTTAGTTCCCAGATCTTCAAATACTTTCTGAAGATTGGTTTGAAACTCCTCTAACTTTTCATGCTCAGTATTCTTGTTTTCAAGTTGTTCGGTAAGTGTTTGAATTTCACTTTCCAAATCTCTAATCTGACGTTGATTAGAAGAAATCCTCGCATTATTTTGAGAGATTTCATTATTGAGTTTCGTAATCTCTTTAGATAGAGAAATAAATTGACGCTCTCTCTCTTCTTCCAGTTTTATGGTTTCCTCAAGGTCTTTATAACCTTTTTGAAGTTCCTTTGCACTATTTTGAGCGTCAGCAATTCTATTTAACCGAAACTCTTCTTCAATTGTTTGAGTGCAGGTAGGACAAACCGTATTTTCTGTGAAGAACTTGTGCTCTTTAGTAATAGTAGATACTTTTTGAGAGATTTTACCTTTGAGATTTCCCAACTTCTTCAGTTTATCAGTCGCACCAATAAGTTCTTCTTGATCTTTTTGATGACCCTTAAGACTATATCCTATAGCATCATTATCTGCCTCATAATTGTCAATTTCGGTATTTAACTTGGCAATCTTTTGTTTGTT